TGTTATTTTTATCCAAGATGGGGTTTCCAAATTGATAACAGTCAATGGTGGCGGTAATAGTGTCATCAAGATAACACAGAGCAACTAATGCAACTGAGAATATTTATTCCGTTATTTGTCTTATTAAGTTTACCTCTAGTTTTTCAAAGCACTCCAACAGAAATATTAAAACTCAAGGTGTATGACACTTTTGTAAAAACCCCTGACCCTTCAGGTTTTTTTACCATACTTAATATTACAGAAGAAGATGTAGATAGATTAGGTGGTTGGCCCTTTCCAAGAGACTATCTTGCTCAAATACATATAGAGTTATTACAAGCTGGTGCTATGGGTGTAGGTTGGGTTATAGCTTTTCCACAACCTGATAGATTGGGTGGGGATGCTGCATTTGCTGATGCTCTTGGTTATGGTGGTTCAGTGCTTGCAATGTTCGAAAACCCAAATAATAATTATCCACCAACTACAGGCACAGTTATCCTAGGTCCGGACAAAGGTGGTATGATGACTACAGGAGTAGTTGAAAACATTGAGAAATTATCTTTGTCTGCGGCTCAAGGTATTGCGACTGCTCCTGTAGATGTGGACCAACTGGTAAGACGCATCCCTTTATTATTACGCACGCCTGATGGGTTTGTATCAGCATTTGGTACTGAAGTATTAAAACAGCTTGCTGGTAATAATACTTACATTATCAAAACCAATCCTAACGGCATTGAAGAAATAACTGTGCAAGGTTTGGCACCAGCCAAAACTGACAGTCTAGGTCGTAAGTGGATTTCTTGGGTGGACACTCCACAGACTACTCTGCAAGCAATGGATGTTAGCAATAAATTTGTTTTTGTTGGTATCACTGCGGCAGGCATCATGCCGCAACTAGCAACTCCAGTCGGTTTGTTAGAGCCTCATAAAATACAAGCTGCCTTAGCAGAGTCAATATTAGTGCCAAACAGTCCACACATACCTGAATTTGCTTTTGCATTGGAAATTTTACTTTTTGCAATTTTTGTGCCTCTAGTTTGGTTTCTAATCAATTATCTTAGTGTTGTTAAGGGTTTTGCTTTGACCAGTATTTTGCTTGCAACAACAGGCATTTTTGGAGCATACAGCATCTCAAGAGGGTTTTTGATAGATATTTCGTGGACTTTTATATCAGAATTTGTGTCTGGCTCTGTTGCAGCCTATCTCAACTACCAAAAACAGTATAAATTACGCCAACAAATCAAAAAACAGTTTGAACATTATCTTGACCCAAGACAAGTAAAAGAATTACAAGACAATCCAAAGCAACTTGTCTTAGGTGGGGAAAAACGGTATGCAACTTTTATCTTTACAGATGTGCGGAACTTCACTTCAATGAGTGAAAAGCTTGATCCTGAAAAAGTGACATACATTATGAACAAATCTTTAACAGCACAAACAGAGGCACTGTTAAAGCATGGTTTTATGATAGACAAATTTATAGGCGATGCCTGTATGGGCATAGGAAATGCACCTTTGGACCTAGAAAATCATGAAACAAAAGGACTAATGTGTGCTTTGGATATGTTAGCAAATATGGAAAATTTGAATAATGAACTGGCAGAAGAAGGTATTGATCCTGTAAAAATAGGTATAGGCATAAATACAGGTTATGCAATTATAGGTAATATGGGCAGTGCAACTAGGTTTGACTATACTGCCATAGGTGATGCAGTAAACCTTGCGGCTAGACTCGAATCTGCCACTAAAGAAGTCGGACATGATATTTTGATTGGAGAAAATACTAAAAATGGTGTAGATTTAGAGTTAAAATTACTTTCGCCTATTAAAGTAAAGGGTAAAAAGAAAGAAATTAACTTATATACTATTGCTCATGTCTAAAAGAACCACAGTCAATGATTTAGCAAAAGATTTAGCAGCACATAAAACTGCTAATGCCGAAAGATGGAAAACTGTGTTCAATGAACTTAATGATATAAAATCAGAGGTTGCAAATATAAACAGCACTATAAAAACAGCGGTGTTTGGTCTGTTTGGTTTTGTCGGTGCATTAGCAATAGCCTTAATTACGGTGATGATATGAAAGCAATATTAAAAAATCTTGTTGGTGCTATTGCACCAACCCTTGGCTCAGCGATGGGGGGCCCATTAGGTGGCATGGCTATGGGTAAAATAGCAGAGGTGTTAGGTGTGTCGAACGACCAAAAATCTATTCAACAAGCATTACAAAATGCTACACCTGAACAAATGTTAGAGTTAAAAAAAGCAGAACAAGAGTTTGATGTACAGATGAAAGAACTAGAGGTGGATGTATTCAAACTAGAGACTGAAGATAAACAACATGCTCGTAGCATGTTTTCAAAAGATTGGACTGCAAGGATTATCGGCTTATGTACCATAGCCGGTTTTTTAGGTTACATATTTTTAGTAACCCTACAACCACCTGAACAAAACTCAGAAGCACTTATCAACTTAGTGCTTGGTTATTTAGGAGGATTAGCAAGTGCGATTATTTCATTCTATTTTGGGGCGTCACATACTGGTGAAAAAGGAGAGTAACATGAAAATATCAGAGGAAGGTAAAGAGTTAATAAAAAAGTTTGAGGGTTGTAAATTAACCGCATACAAATGCAGCGCAGGAGTGTGGACTTTGGCGTATGGGAGAACTAAAGATGTCAAAGAGTTTGACACTTGCACCCAAGAACAAGCAGAAAAGTGGTTGGAGGAAGAGCTAATTGAATTTGAAAACTATGTAAATGATCTTGTAGAAGTACAATTATCACAAAATGAATTTGATGCACTTTGTTCATGGACCTACAACTTAGGACCATCAAACCTTAAGAAATCTAGCTTGCTGGCTACTTTAAATGCCAATAATAAAGAAGATGTACCAGCACAAATCAAGCGTTGGAATAAAAGTGCTGGTAAGGTTTCAGAGGGTCTTGTTAGACGGCGAGAAGCCGAAGCATTATTATTTGAAGGCAAAGAATGGCACACCATTTAAGGTTGTGCAATACTATGACTAGGCAAATATTGCTTAGAGCTGGGTGGCAAAAATTATCGTCGCTACCTTGTTGCTCAGCTCGACTATGAAAGAAGTTTCTTTTAAAGATTTTGATATTCTTACAGAACAAGATCAGGCAGAAGCTGTAGCTTTACTTAATCGTTACGATCAACTAGAAAAGCAAGATAGTTGCCAAAAAGATTTTATGGCATTTATAAAACAGATGTGGCCAGACTTTATAGAAGGTAGGCACCATAAGATCATTGCAGATAAGTTCAATAAAATAGCAGACAACAAAATCAAAAGGTTAATTGTTTGTTTGCCCCCTAGACATTCAAAATCTGAGTTTGCATCAACATTTTTCCCAGCTTGGATGATGGGTAAGAGAGGTAATCTTAAAATAATACAAACAACACATACCGCAGAGTTAGCAGTGCGGTTTGGTCGAAAAGTTAGAAACTTAATAGATAGTGAGGAGTTTCAACATATTTTTCCACAATTAAAATTACAAGCAGATAATAAGTCTGCTGGTAGGTGGACTAGCAACCAAGAGGGTGAGTTTTTTGCAGCTGGGGTTGGAGGTGCTATAACTGGTCGAGGTGCTGATCTACTGATTATTGATGATCCACACTCCGAACAAGATGCACTATCACCTAAAGCTTTAGAATCTGCCTATGAGTGGTACACCTCCGGACCTCGACAGAGGTTACAACCAGGTGGAATCATAGTCATAGTTATGACTAGATGGAGCACCAAAGATTTGGTAGGTAAAGTTCTTAATAAACAAAGTGAAGAAAATGCTGACCAATGGGATGTAGTTGAGTTTCCAGCTATCATGCCTGAGTCAGACAACCCATTATGGCCAGAGTTTTGGCAAAAAGATGAGCTGTTAAGTGTAAAAGCTTCACTGCCTCTTGCTAAATGGAACAGTCAATGGATGCAGAATCCTACTGCTGAGGAGGGGTCTATTGTAAAAAGAGAGTGGTGGCAACGCTGGGAGCAAGAGGATGTTCCTCCTTACTCTTATGTTATCCAAAGTTATGATACAGCTTTTTCAAAAAAAGAAACTGCGGATTATTCTGCTATCACCACTTGGGCAATATTTAATAGAGGTGATGAAAGCACCGATGAAATTATATTATTAGATGCAAAAAGAGTAAGGTGTGACTTCCCCGATCTAAAAAAATTAGCATTAGAGGAGTATAGGTATTGGGAACCTGATTGTGTGCTGATTGAAGCAAAAGCTTCAGGAACCCCCCTAACCCATGAACTAAGGCGTATGGGCATACCAGTAACATCTTATTCTCCAAGTCGAGGGCAAGATAAAATTGCAAGGATGAATAGTGTTGCGCCCATATTCGAATCCGGCATGGTATGGGCACCTGATAGAGATTTTGCAGATGAAGTTATTGAAGAAATGGCCGCATTTCCTTATGGTGATTATGATGATTATTGTGATAGTGCTACAATGGCTTTGATGCGTTTTCGACAAGGTGGTTTCATATCACTATATGAAGATTATCAAGATGAGGTTAAACTGTTAAAAAGTAATAGAACAGTTTATTATTAGATATGGCAATAGAAAGACTAGGCACAGAAAATGATCCTGATGTTAAGGTCAGTGGTTCAAGTATCAAAGTAGAACCCGATGTTTCTCGAGAAGAACAAATAAGCAATGCAGCTCAGATTTTAGTTAATGAGGAAGAACTACTATTAGATCAAGAAATACAAGAGCAAACAGCACCAACCCTAAGTTTTAATGCTAATTTAGTAGAGTTTATTAATCCTAACATACTGCAAAAAATATCGAATGACTTATTAAGTTCTATTAGTAGTGATAAACAATCTCGATCTGAATGGGAAAAAACCTATACAGATGGTTTGAAATATTTAGGCATGAAGTTTGATGAAACTCGGTCTCAACCTTTTGAAGGTTCTAGTGGGGTTGTCCATCCTATCTTAGCAGAAGCAGTAACACAGTTTCAGGCACAAGCTTACAAAGAAATGTTACCAGCTAAAGGTCCAGTAAAAACTGAAATAGTCGGTGCTCGTACAATCGAAACAGAAAACCAAGCAGAAAGAGTGCAAGAGTTTATGAACTATTACATTCTTAATGAAATGGAGGAGTACGATCCGGAACTAGATCAAATGTTATTTTATTTACCACTTGCCGGTTCTTGTTTTAAAAAGGTTTACTACGATTTCACTTTAAACAGGGCTGTAGCAAAATTCATTGCTCCTGAGGATTTAATTGTGCCTTATGAAGCAACAGATATTAGTTCTGCTGAAAGAATAACACATGCCATAAGCATGTCGGCAAATGAAATAAAAAAACAACAAGTTACTGGTTTTTATGCGAATGTTGACATAGGCACCGATGGCTATGCCGAAGATATGTCTGACATTGAAGAGGCAATAGATGATATACAAGGGGTGACACCTAGTTATAAAGAAAATAGAAATCGCACTGTTTTTGAAATACACACAATACTGGACATTGAGGGGTTTGAAGATTTAGATGGTAATGGTGTACCCACTGGTGTGAAACTGCCTTACATTGTCACCATTGAGGATAGCTCAAGACAGATACTCTCTATCCGCAGAAACTATTTAGAGAATGATCTGCTAAAAAATAAAATTAACTATTTTGTACAGTATAAATTTTTGCCAGGTTTAGGTTTTTATGGTTTAGGACTGTCACACATGATAGGTGGTTTATCAAAAGCATCAACCAGCATCTTAAGACAATTAATAGATGCAGGCACTTTGGCCAACCTACCAGCTGGATTTAAGGCAAGAGGCATGAGAATTCGTGATGAAGATGACCCTCTGCAACCTGGTGAATTCAGAGATATTGATACTACAGGTGGTTCATTACGAGAAAACTTAATACCTTTGCCCATCAAGGAACCAAGTAATGTTTTGATGCAATTACTTGGCATTTTAGTAGATTCAGGCAAAAGATTTGCAGCTATTGCAGATATGAATGTTGGTGATATGAATGCAGCTATGCCTGTTGGGACAACTGTTGCCTTGTTAGAGCGTGGCACTAAAGTAATGAGTGCCATACACAAAAGACTACATTATGCACAAAAGGTAGAGTTTGGTTTATTGTCTAAGGTCTTTGGTGAGTATTTGCCACCAGTTTACACATATCAGGTAGGAACAGGACAAAATGAAGTCAAACAACAGGACTTTGATGAGAGAGTGGACATCATTCCTGTATCGGACCCAAACATTTTTTCACAAAGTCAAAGAGTCACTTTAGCACAGGAATTGTTACAGATGGTTACATCTAATCCTGAAGTGCATGGTCCCTTAGGCATTTACGAGGCATACAAACGCATGTATGCAGCTCTAGGTGTCGATAATGTAGATGCTTTATTACAACCACCACCTGATATGACACCAAAACCTGTTGATGCTGGTTTAGAAAATGCTAATTTGTTGTTAGGACAACCAGCACAAGCTTTTCCACAACAAAACCATCAAGCACATTTAGAGGCACACAGAAGTTTGTTTTTAACATCAGTGGTTAAAGAAAACCCTCAAGTACAAGCGCTAATCATTAGTCACTGTATGCAACATCTACAGTTTCTTGCTACTCAACTTGCTCAAGAACAACTGCCCGAGGAAATACAAATAAGGATTGCACAAGTACAAAACCAAATGCAACAAGTGTCTCCTACAGAAGCACAACAAATACAA